GAGGTAACTGTTGTTTCCGATGGTGTCGCCTTATTCACAGGGCGCATTACAGACATCGATGTTTCCTATGAGCCGAACAACCCAAACGCTACTAGCGAGAACAGTTATGTGACTATCACAGCCTCAGATGACTTTGTACTGTTAGCAAATACTTTTACAGAAAATCCGCTAACCCCGACACAGGAGTTGTCTGGCACACGGGTTTCGACAATTCTTGATTTGCCTGAAGTGGGCTATCCAGCAACTAGAGACATTGATACAGGCTCGGCAACTTTAGGTGGTGGGGCAACATTCGAGATTGGTGCAAACACAAACATTCTGACTTACTTGCAATCTGTTGCTACTAGTGAACAGGGCTACTTCTTTGTAGCCGCAAATGGTGACCTAACTTTCACTGACCGTATTGCCGCCTCATTCGCAACTCCGAGCGCATACTTCTCTGATACTGGAAGCAATATCCCTTACACCAGCCTGTCAGTTATGTACGGTCAAGAGTTCCTCTATAACAAGGTTGTATGTTCAGTTGAGGGTGGAACAGATCAAACCGTTAATGATGTTTCCTCTCAAACGGAGTACGGGATTTCAACCCTTAATCTTTCAGGCCTGCTATTAGTAGATGACGCCGCAGCCCTAACTCTCGCAACCGATTTGCTCGACAGATACAAGTTGCCTGAATATAGATTCGATAAGTTGCAGACGATTTACAATCCGTTGAACTCGATCAATCAGGGTACTTTAACCGCTATCGAAATTGCCGATGTTGTAAGCATCACACGCACCTACCCCACCGGAACTCCAGCCAGTGTCACGAAGGAATACAGCATTGAGAACATCCGCCATGTGATCAGCCCTAGTTCACACACGGTTGAATACGGGCTTGCTGTGGCTGATCTTGTTTATCCATTCACACTGGATGACGCAACATTTGGTGTGATGGACTCAACTAACGCTCTCACATAGAGTGTTACACTCGGAGGCACTATGGCAGGCGCAGGCGCAAAACTCTTTACCAGTGGCAGTGTTCTAACAGCAGCACAGGTCAATACATACCTGATGGATCAGGCTGTGATGGTTTTCGCCAGCACAGCAGCCCGTGATGCAGCGTTCGGTGGCGCAGGTGAGCCAGCACTTGCAGAAGGAATGATTTGTTATATTTCTGATGCAAACAGTTTGCTTTACTACACTGGCACAGCGTGGGCTTCGCTTGGCGAGGATGATCAGTTTGTTTTAGCAGCACAAGTTTTCGGATAAAGGAATAACTACATGGCAACATTTGCGAAGCAAGTACTTAGTGGTTCTACAGATGGTAGAGGAATCAAAGTCGCTGCGACTGCAACAGCAGGCACAACAATTCATACTGGCTCATCAACCTCAACAGTGATTGATGAAGTGTGGCTTTATGCAGTAAATACTTCTGCATCCAATGTCAAACTAACTATTGAATATGGTGGCGTAAGTTCTCCTGACGACCACATTGAGTTCACTGTTCCTGCAGAAGCAGGTCTATATTTAGTTGTTCCAGCGTTGTTGATTAAAGGCAATGCGACACCTTTGGTGGTTCGTGCGTTTGCTGCAACAGCGAATGTGATTGTTATTCACGGTTATATCAACAGGATTTCGTAAGTCGTGGCACGGTATCAAGGTCGCACACTCATTGAGCAACCTGCAGTTGGTGGGTGGGGTCAGCCCGCACCAACAGGTATTGGTGTTGTCGCAGGTTATGGTGTTGCTTCAGGTGGAACTTCATCAAGCATTACTGCAGGTGGGAACGCTTACACACTTTTATCGTTCACTTCAGATGGAACGTTGACTGTTGCGACTGCAGGTTTATTTGACTGCCTTGTGGTTGGTGGTGGTGGTGCTCAAGGATACTCAGCAGGACCAATCGGTGGTGGCGGTGGCGGTGGCGTAATTCGTTCTACTTACTTTATTCCTGCTGGAACATATGCTGTTGAAGTCGCAGCAGGTCAGGGCAGTCTTGGTTCAAGTGGTTTCGGTTCGTCAATTCATAATGTGGCTTATGTTGGTGGTGGTGGTGGTTCTAATGGTCATGCAACACCTACTGGTCAGCAAGGTGCAATCAACGCTGGTGGCTGTGGTGGTTTCAATACTGGTGCGAATGTCAGCAATATGAAGGGTCTTACATCAACCATTTATGGTGGCGGTTTTGATGGTGGCGCAAACCCTGGTGCAACTGGTGGTTCTGGTGGCGGTGGTGGTGGTGCTGGCGGTGTAGGTGGAAACCCTAACGGCGGTGCTGGCGTAGACCAATCAGACTTCTTTGGCAATGTGGCTGGAACTAATCGTTTCGGTGGTGGTGGTGGCTCTAGCAGTGGCTCAGATGGTGTAGGTAACGGTGCAAACAACACTGGTGGTGGTGGAAAGCATGCAACACATGATGGATACAGTGGCGTAGTTTATGTGAGGTTCAGAGTATGACCGCAGAGCCACTACTTCACTTTGCAAAACTTGATTCAACAAATACTGTTGTTCATGTTGCTCTTGTTACAAGAGAGTTTTTGGAAGCGAATCCTGATAGGTATGAAGGCGTATGGGTCGAGACTTGGCAAAATATTGATGGTGTCATATTTGCTGGGATAGGTGCAAAATACGATCCAGAAACCGAAACATTTACTGCGTATGAACCACCAGTAAGAGTGTTGTCAGAACAAGAAAAAGCAGAACTATTAGCAAACTCCTAGAACCAAATTGAACATTGTTTTTTTGGCTGGACTTCCCAGAAGTGGAAGCACACTGCTGTGTTCAATTCTTTCGCAGAATCCTGAAATCGTTGCAGGGAGAATATCCAACCTTTGTGATTTGATGTGGAACGCAAAGGTGAGCCTAGAGAATTACAAGTTTATTTCTGGTCAGGCTGCAACTAATCATGATTTGGTTTTATCAAAACTGCCTGAACTTTACTATTCGGGAAATGATGACAAACTTGTTTTTGATCAATGTAGGGCGTGGACACTGCCAGCGAATGTGCAGATGATTCTTAATCATCTTGATGAAGCACCAAAGATTGTTTGTTTGACCAGAGATATTGATGAGGTTAAGCGATCATATGTGGATCTATTTGAAAGGAACGGGAGGAATGATTTTGTTGGTTCTGGCTACGAGAATGAATTGATCAGGAATGTTGCAGCAGTTGAATATGCAAGGGAACTTCCTGAAGGTTGGGTTCACTGGATTCAGTACAATGAACTTGTTGAATCAACTGATCGTGTGTTGGATGATCTTTATTATTTTATAGGTCAGGCAAGGTTTGATCATGATTTGGAAAATATAGTTTGTGATTTTTCTGATAGTGAATCTGTTGGTGGTCTTATTGGTTTGCATGATGTGAGGAAAAAAATTGGGTTCAGAAATAGTAAAGATAAATAATGTTCTGCCAGATGACTATCACGGTGTGATTGTTGCTGCTGTCACTGGTGAACTTTTTGAGTGGAATCTGATTAGGGATATTTCCAACAGTGGCAATCCGTCTGATGACATAACGGAGTATGCGTTTAGGCACAAGTTGTGGTGGCAGAACAAAAAGGTTTCTGAATGGGCGAATCTATTTGACCCTTTGATGAGTGCATTTGTTGATTGCACAAATGGCTCTTTGGTGTATGTGCCAAAGGTATTTCTCAACATGAATATGAACTACGGAAAGCAAAACAAAAACCTTTCACACTGTGATGGTTCTATGGATATGGAAACAGAAACATTGAAACGATTTACAGGTATTTACTATGTAAATGATTCAGATGGTGACACATTGTTTTATTCTGATGACGGTGAAACAGTGGTCAATAGTGTTTCTCCAGAAGCAAATACAATGATTGTTTTTAGGTCTGGTTTTCTGCACTCAAGGCAGTTGCCACTTGCAAGCAATACAAGGTTGGTATTGAACATGAATGTATTGGTAGATGTTTCATGAGTTCTAAATGGCTGATCTTTCTCCCTGTAGCCATGTTTGCACTGTTCGCACCACAGCCTGCTGAAGCGTCACAGGTTGGTCTGTTAGTTCGTGGATATTCGATCACGGAGATTCCGCCAACTAAATCAGATATTGCTTACCCGTTATGCGGCACAAGCATCGAGCCATTTATTAATGCCACGTGGGATTGGCAACCATATGAACAATGCGGCGTTGATTCCTTCATGCTTCACTACACAGGTTTCCTTCAAGTTCCTGAACACGACACGATCGAGTTTTGGATTGCGTCAGACGATGGCGGAACAATCAAGATTGGAACAGAGGAGTTTGGTGTTTGGCAAGATCAAGGATGTTCCGCTACAGAAACAGGTCAGATCGAAATGCTTTCCGGAATCCATACTGTTGATGCGTGGATGTACGAAAATGGCGGTGGCACCTGTTTTATGTTTGCGTGGAATATTGACGGGCGTGGTTGGGAGATAGTCCAACCTGAGTTCTTTACGAGCGAACCGTTACCATCAGCGACAACTTCCACACTTGAAACGACAACAACGGAATCATTAACAACCACATCTACTTACCTGCCCACCACAACGGCAGAACTACAAACAACAACAACATCGCCCCAAACAACCTCATCTATTCCTCCCATCGATCTATCGCCCGAAACATCTGCGACAACCACGACAACACAAGCGCCAGCACCAATCCAAATCCCGCTACCAATCCCAGAATCAAGCACATCCGTTCAGATTACCGCCGCACCTTTGCCTCCTGTCGAAGCCGCACCCCTAGAAACCGTTGCGCCCGTAATAACCGTGAACCTTCCTCTAGAAACCTCTTTAGCGCCTGTTCTAAGCCTCCCTAACGCATCGGAAACAACAAACACGGTAGAGACACCCCCTGCTACTTCCCTGCCTCCTGTAGCGCCTGATGAGCCTTTAACGGAAGCCGAGTTTGTTCAGGCATTATCGGTTCTGGCTGATTCGACTCCAGAGGAAGTACAAGCGGTAATCGAGCAGATTCTTGAAGCGGATTTGTCAAGCGATCAAGCCGAACAGTTAGTTGCCTCAGCCGAGGTATTAACAGCGATCACGGGAACTCAGGCCCAAGAACTATTCGAGCAGATCGAACCTGCGCAACTATCTGAGTCAATGGCAAGCGTTATCGCAGACGCTATGAACAACCCTGATGTTCCTAATGAAGTTAAGGAAGCGTTTGAAGACACGCTGAATATCTTTAGCAATAACGGATTTAGTACTTATGTGCCTTTAGGTTCGAACGTGAATGTGGCGGTGCGGCGCACAATTATTGCAGGCACTACAATCCTTGTGGCTTTACCATCTCCTGCACCTGCGAGGCGTACATGAAACGAATACATGACTACCTGATTGAGAACGCTTGGGTGTGGGCTGGAACGGGCTTGGTGTTGCTTACTTTGTCTGGAACAACTTTGCGTCAGGCTTTATGGATTACCTGTTTGACTGTGCTAGTACACTTTGTGGCAACCATGTTAAGGAAAGGTGACCAAGAATGAAAAAGGCTCAGGATGTCGCAGGAAGAATTGTTGCGTTGTTTCTCACTAATGCGTTGGGTGTAATTACGGGTGCGAGCGTTATTGCGCCAGAGTTAGAGATTTGGAAGGCTGCAGCACTTGCTGGCGCAGTCTCCGTGTTCAAGGTTGTCGAGTCTTTGGCTCGTGCAAGCGTTGATGGGAAACTTACCGCCGATGAGATCGATGCGGCGTTTGGTGCTACACCTAAAAAGATTGCCGCTAAAAAGGTTGCTAAATGAAGCGCCCGTACACCGGAAATAAGGATGGTGCCGCAGCAGGTGAGCATCCGCAACTAACCGCTTTAATGCGTGAACTGTTCAAGGCATATTCGCCTGCGCTCTGGAACAACGGCAGTTGGGGTGTTCGAAGTATGCGTGGCAAGGAATCGCTTTCTGTTCACGCAACTGGTCGTGCCGCCGATATTTCGTGGCGCAATATGGGTGACGGTAAGCGTGGTGTTGCTAAGGGTGGCCGCAAGCACGCTATGGAGGCTATGGACTATTTGATTAAGCACGCTGATGCTTTAGGTATCGAAATGATTATTGATTATTTCCCCGCACCGCACGGGCGTGCATCTAAGTGTGACCGTGATATGGCTTGGCAAAAGTACACAAAGGAGACTGTTCATGGCGCACCCAATGGGGATTGGTTTCATGTTGAAGTGGATGGCAAGAAATCATCTGAGCAGGTTAAGGCTGTTTTTGTACAGAATCCGCCAGCAAAGGTAATCGTTGGTGCATAAATGGATACAGGTACTGCCGCAATAGTTGTCGCCTGTATTACGACACTTGGTGGCATTGTTGTCGGGTTCATGCAATCATTTAAGAAAGAGAGCAAGGAAGCACGAAGGGAAAACCGTGAAGATCACGCAGTTGTTCAGATGCAACTTCGTATGATCTATAAAGGTTTGAACAAAGTGGATGACAAGTTAGAACAACATATTCAAGATCACAGAGAAGGTGAGCATGGGAAAGTTATTGGAGCAGATCGAGGCAACGCCAGTTAATGCGGGCGGGAAACAATCATCAGTTGATCTGGCGATTCAATCAATGCAAGAGGAGGACAGAGACGACTTGGTGTGCGCTTTGCGTAACATCACTATCTCGCCAAGCGTCATCTCGGAAGTGTTGCAAAAGAACGGTTACAAAGTTACACGGCACGCAATCCAGCGTTGGCGAAGTAGGGAAGGTATCTGATGGGCTTAGGCGATCAAATCAATGAGGCGTTAGACGCAGAGAGCAACGGAGAGTTGTTGCGGCTAAGGAAACAGCGTGACACTTACGCCAATCAGAATGTTCGACTTCAAAGCAAACTCGATGAGTTAGAGAAAGCGCTATCTGTTGTTGATCAGGTTGATGGGCTTTCCGTTAAGCCTCCTATTTGGCTTGCACCAGCGAAACCTAAAAGCCATGCGGCGACACTCGTTGTGATGCTTTCCGATACACACTTTGATGAGGTTGTTAATCCAGAGGAGATGGAAGGGTTGAACGCATACAATCGTGAGATTGCGGTTATGCGTTTAGAGAAGTGGACACAAAATGTTATTAAACTTGCTAGGCATTATCTTTCTGGTGTTAATTATGATGGTGTTGTTCTTATTTTAGGTGGCGATATTTTCTCTGGAGATATCCACGAGGAACTTGCCTTAACTAACGAGGACACGATGATTGGCTCACTACTTTTCTGGGCTGAACAGGTCTCTGCGGCAGTCGAACTACTAGCAACAGAGTTCAAAAAATGCCACGTTGTTTCGGTAGTCGGCAACCACGGCCGCACAACTCGGAAGCCTCGAATGAAGCAACGAGTCAAAACAAACTTCGACTGGCTACTTGCCAAGATGGTTGAAAGAAGTTTCACGAAAGACAAACGAGTTTCCTTTACTATTCCGGAATCAGCCGATGCTTTGATTGAGATTTACAATCACGGTCATTTGATTACACACGGCGATCAAGTTTCTGGCGGTGGCGGCATCGGTGGCATCTACCCGCCGATTATGCGGATGCGTGCGAGGAAACACCAGCGCTATATGGTCACAGGAAAGTCGTTTCAAACTCTTTGGCTAGGGCATTGGCATCAATACATTTCGACACCTTCGATGGTGGTTAATGGTTCGATGAAAGGCTTTGACGAGTACGCCCTGTTGATGGGCTTTGGTTTCGAGCAGCCTCAGCAGGCGTTGGCTATTGTCACACCTGAAAGAAATATCACTATTCAAGCGCCAGTATTCTGTGCGGATAGGAAAAAAGAAGGTTGGTGAGTTATGGCAACATTCATAGAGATTGTTTGGCACGATGCGCACGCAGATACAAATACTTGGATTGAGAAAAGCGACATTGACACAAACCCTTGTGTAGTTGTTTCGTGCGGGATTTTGTTGCCAGAAACAAAGCCTGATCACATTGTTCTTTCGCAATCGCTAAATAGTTATGACCAATATGATTGTGTGCTTTCCGTTCCAGTTGCGATGGTTCAGTCAATGCGTGTTCTTGGCAGTGGACAGGATGCAGTCGAACATTTAGCCTGACACTGTTGCGGGGTGTTCTCCTTCTCCGCCTCGTGACACGGGTTGAGTATTCCTGCGGGCGGTTTCCTTGGGGCTTTCGGTTCGCAGGGATGCTCCCCACCCCGAAACCTGCTATTCACGCCTAAAAAGGATTGTGGCAATCGGATAGCGCCGCATCTTAGACTTGACCTATCGGGGAAGTACCCCGAAAGACTCAAGGGAGGGTCAAGATGGAATCAGAAAAGAAGTTCAAGCATCATCTAGTTCGGAAGCATAATCAGATTGGTTCAAAAACAATCAAGGTGTTTAAGTTCAACGACTTCGTTGCCGCTAAAACAATGTGCGATCAGTTGAACGTAAAAGCATCAGAAACAAATCCAGCGTTCCGCTTTGAAGTTGTAACGATTGAGGTGAAGTAATGCACAAATGCGCTTACTGCACATACGCAGAAGGAACAGAGTTTGTTGTTTCCTATATGACGGATAGTGGAAGGGTTACTGGAGATCACTTTGTATGTCAGCCTTGTTTCCCTCTTGTTGAAAAGAACAAGCGTGGGATTATTACCCTAAAAGCAAAAGTTGCTTCTGGGGTTTGCCCAAACTGTGAAGGAAGCGGCAAATACTTTTATTCAGGTGGCGCTATTGGAATTTGTTACCAATGCAACGGAACAGGCAAGGTGAAGTAATGAGCGCCTACACGCTGAAGGTTCGAACCCTGACGAAGTTCGGTGACGAACATAGAGACACCGTGACCTATCAGGCGCAGAATCTACAAGCCGCAATCAAGAAGGCTAAAAGATTTCCGTTCAGCGCATACGGGTACAACAATGTCATACAAATCAAAATAACCAACGAAGGAGAAAAGAAATGAACGCAGTACAGATAGTCAAGGAAGCCATTGAGGAATACGGCAGGCCTGCTTGGGTAGCAAATGTTACCCAGTCGGTAAGAGAGCAGGTTGATAAGGAAACCCTGAGAAGCCTTCTCGAAGGTGCGAAGCAATCTCCCGAATCTTTCAAGGTGAGCGACAAATATGATGCTCTGCTTGACTACGCCGCAGAGAATGTGTTTGAGGAAATCACGACTAAAAAGATGAAGGAACTAACAGGGTTAAGTGGACCAGCGATCAGGAGATGGTTGGAAGGTCACACGGATACTTTCCGCAAGATCAAGAACGGTACTTGGGAGATCAGGGATTCTGCCGCAGATCGCAAAGCAGACAAGGCGCTATAACCCTGTAACACCCCTAAGTAACAATCAACTAAATAACTAACGAAAGAGAGAAGGAATGAAACTAATACCAAAACCAATACACGGAAGCCAAGAGTGGCTACTGACTCGATGGAAGGATGAGAACGGGCAGTGCGTGTTTGGGGCTTCCGATATTCCAGCCTTGATGAACGCAAGCCCATACTCGAACAGGTCAGCACTTTTAGCGGACAAACTTTCAGAGCCAGTTGTTAAACCAACCAATGCGGTATTCGAGCGAGGCAACCTGCTGGAGTCTCCGCTTCTCGTGAACGCTTCACGGGTTCTCGGCACCGAGATCATGACACCGAATGTCGTTTATCGTGACGGGCGTTTGTCGATCAGCCTTGACGGGGTTGATAACGAGAACTCCCCGAACGTGGTTGTTGAAGCAAAGACAACAACGAAATACTCGGTGAGCAGTTCCGATGATCTCCCTGCCGAATGGCTATGGCAAGGATGGGCGCAACAGGCGGTACTTCAAGTGCCTGTCTGGTTCTCCGTTCTTGATCGCCAGATGAACCTTTCAGTTGTCGAACTCCCCGACAATCCTGCGGCGATTGAAGCACTCTCGATTGAAGCGGAGTTCTTTGGCAACATAGTTGATTCCGGTGATCTCTCTGAACTCGATGAAGCGGAGTTGCAAAACTTTTTCGCTGATGACATAGCCCGAATCTGGAAAGCCCAACCTACGAGCATTGAATTACCCTCCGATGCTTGGGATTGGATTAACCAGTTAGAGGAAGCACGGATGCTTTCGAAGCAGGGTGAGGAGTTAGAGAAAAAAGCGAAGGATGCTTTGGCTCAGATGCTTTTGCAGAACGAGTTTGGCACGATTGACGGTCAGCAGGTTCTTTCGTGGAAGTCTCAAGCGGGTCGAGCCTCGTTGGACACGGTGAGGCTTAAAGCCGAACATCCTGAACTGGTAGAGGAATATCAGAAGCAGGGCGCTCCATTCCGTGTAATGCGAATCGTAAAAGCAAAAGCAAAATGAACAAGGACAGATTAGGCGATATAGATGAGTGCGAGTATTGCGGCGCACCAGTTGATGATGATGGGGCTTTTCTAACCCCAACGCCAAATAACGGTCTAGTTTGCCAAACCTGTTTTGAAAACAAACCATGGAAATACTAAACAACAACAAAAAGGAGAAAGAAAAAATGGAACAAGAACTAAACACAAAACTCTTGCGGGCGGTACTCGATGAGTACGCAACGCCAGACCCAAAGATTGTGGGAACAATTCCCCGTAACGGAATCAACCTTGCCTATGTCAGCCACGCAGACATAACAAAAATCCTGATCGAGATTGACCCAAGTTGGAACTGGCAACCTGTCGCTTGGGATAACGGCAGACCAGCAATTACGGTTATGAACGACACCGCAACGATGTGGGCGAGCCTTACACTGCTTGGCAAAACCCTTTTAGGAGTTGGTACCGCTAAAGCAAACAAGCCTGATCTCGACAAAGAACTTGTCGGTGACTTCCTTCGTAATGCGGCGATGCGCTTTGGTATCTCGTTAAGCCTGTGGTCAAAGCAAGATTGGTCTGATCAAGCGGGTGTAGCGAGTTTGCCAAAGGTTCAGGCCGAAAGAGCAGAAGCCGCACAACCTCATGTTTCGAATCATCCAGCAAAGGGTGTTCCGTCTCCAAAGGTTGTCAAGGAATACATAGATGACAATATGCCTTCCTTTGACGAGATTAAGGAAATCTTTGGCGCAACCGAGGTAACGAACATCAAACCAATTCGCCCTGTTGCTGGCTTGTTAAGCGAGAAGCAAAAAGGGTTGATTGAGAAACTTGCGAAGGAAAAGAAATTTGATCTTGCTGGAACTCTCGCAACCGTGTTCGGGAAGTCTGCTGTTGCTGAACTAACAAGCAAGGAAGCGTCAGCGCTTATCAAGCAGTTGATGGAGTCAAAGTGAATATCCCAATCGGTATTAACCAAGCCTATGCGTTAGTAGAGATTTTGCATAACGCAAGGACAGTTGTTCGACTAGACGGTACAGATCGATTGTCGCTTGACCAGTTGCGGCAAGCAATCTCCGCATATGACTCGATAACGAAAGAAACCTATGAAGCGTGACCACTGGAGGGAGGATGCGCTTTGTTTGGATTATCCAACAACGATTTTCTTTCCAGCGAACACCCCATCTGAAACTCGCTTCGATCAAGCGAAAAGCATTTGTAAGCGTTGTACGGTTAAGAAACAATGCTTGAAACTTGCTATGAACTTGCAAGAGGATGATGACAGGTGGGGTGTATTCGGCGGGATGAATCCCATGGAGCGCCGAGTGTTGCGTGACCAGATTAAAAAAGGATTGAAAGATGCGCTGTAAATGCACATTCAAAAAAATATTGAACATAACTATTTGTGAACAAGAGGATGATGATGAGTAGGGTTTTTAATGCAAAGCAATTTCCGGCAGAGGAGTTGCTGAAAATGTTTTCGGATACAACGAGCATTTCAGCGATTGCGGAAGCGGTAGGTGCAGACTTCCATACGGTATATAAATGGAAAAATAAAAATATCCATATCAACCAGTGGTATGCGGACAAGTATGCAGTTCGTTTAGGGCTTCACCCTTCAGCGATTTGGCATGACTGGTTTAGTTTGGAAAGAATCTCATGACTGATGAACGCAAAGGCGAGTGTCAAGGGAACCAAGAGAAGTGCAATATTGAAGGTTGCCCGAAGTTCGGCACGCTTGGTGTTTCAGGCCGTGACGGGAAGCGCCGCATCAAGGGATGTAATGACCCTGCGGCACGAGGGAAGCGCTCACGGAAAAAGGGTCTGAACAAACAGCGAACTGCTCGAAAGCGTTTGGGTGTGGCACCTTCGCATAAGTTCGGTGACGGGAATGAGGAACGCTGGAACGATGCCTTGTTTGCTAACGAGGTAAAAGCGGGGAAGCAGATTCAGCCTGCGGTGAACGCTTGGGTGCGTATCGAAGCACAGGTGAAGTCTAACGAAGCCGATTTTGGTTCCCGTAGGAAGCCTGCTAGGGCTGTTCTAATGCCCGATGACTGGGGCAAGGAGGGTTTAGTAATGATGCGGCTCTCTGCGTGGGAGGAACTCGTTATGCCTGCGATGAAGGCATATTACGAAGGCACCGATGAGTAAGCCTTTCGATCAGACTCTTTACGATGCAGATGACTCCGCAAAACACCTAGTGATTAGGTGGCTTCGATCTAAGAATGTAGATGCGTTTGTTAATCCCGATGAATACGGCATTGATCTACTCGGCAAATATAAGGGAGTTGATTATGCGTTCGAGGTAGAGGTCAAACACAACTGGCGAGGATTTGATTTCCCGTTTCAAACAATTCACTACTCTGCGAGGAAGCGAAAGTTTGTTTTGCCTGACTACAAAACCTTTTTCGTAACGCTTAATCACGAAAGAACACGCCTTCTGCTTGTAGGTCACAACGATTTTATGGCAGGCAAACTTGTGAACAAACACACAATTTATACAACTTCAGAATGGTTTGTGGAAATCCCGATTCACAGAGTTATATTCAGGGAGATTCTTGAGGAGGAATTATGACACCAGCGCAGATCGAAGGGATGATTGACCGCATTTGCGGCCTGTTCCCGACTACGCAGATAGGGCGGAATACGGTCAAGAACGCTTGGACAAAAGATGACTTCCTGCTTGACGCAACTGTAGAGGAAGCACGGCTTGTAACAGATTGGATTAAAGACAACTGCGAAAAGTTCCCTGCATCGCTTAAGGAAACAAAAAAGATTTTCAACCTCGTGCGTAGTAAAGGAAACAAAACAACAACTCCTGAGAAGGATTGCGAGATTTGTTTTGGTACCCTCTGGGATTCTGGAGAGCGCTATGAGGATGGGAAAAGAATCAGCGAACCCTTCACGACTGTTTATAGAGAGCATTTGTATTCGGTAGTTAAGCCTTGCTCGAATTGTCGAGGCGAGGGTTGGGTGCCACCAAGTTTTAACCAGTAACAAAATCACAATCGGCTAGTCGCATGACCTGCACCCTTCGCACGGTGTTTGGTAACACACGGAAAGCGTGGGTAGATCATCTATGTATTAGATGAGGCGCAGCGTAATAAAAGAATTAGGGAGTTGGTGTGAGGCAAACCAACGGGAGGGCATTAAATCTCTGTCTCTGTACGGGTAACAAACAAATATATATATCAACTTGAACAGTGGTATCCTTAAGACACACGCCGCATCAAGGCGAACTACCAGCGCAGATGTTGCGCCGAGACGCTCAGGAGAGCCACAGCAATAAAAAAACAAACTTGAGTTCTACATATCCATATCCAAAATTAGAGGAGGCGAAAGTGATTCGAAAGTTTATGAAAAAAGTTTTAGCGTCAGTGTTTGCAATATCTACTTTTCTTGGAGGTGTCGCTTATGCGAGGTCTGTTCCAGATCAAGAGGTTTCGCAAAGGAAGATTGCCTATGTCGCTGATCGACTTGTTCGTGATGCGGCGCTTCCAATTCCGGAATGGGTGAAGTGCAAAGAGTATTGGCAGATGCTTAATGACATTGGTTTTGAAGGCGCTGATTTGAAAAAAGCGGATTCAATAATGTTTCGTGAGTCACGCTGTTTCGCTCAGGCCCATAACTCTGATGACCCAACAACGATTAACAGGGTGAAAGGTTCTTTAGGTTTGTTCCAGATCAACTTGTTTTGGATCTCGAAAACAACCGCATATCCTGAAGGCTTTTTACAAACAGTTTTGAATAGGAACATCAAACCAAAACACTTGTTCAATCCTGAGTTAAATATCGTTGCGACTAAAGCGATTTTCGATTACAACCAGAGTCTCGGCGGGTG